AGCGGATGGAAGAAAATCCGTCGCACCAAAACTCGTTATGAGCTTCTTTACAGAGCAAATGCGGCAGCAGATGCTCTGGTTGGAAAAGTTGATAATGATACAAACGGTAGAGCCGCCATTGCTGGAGCTATTCAGGGGATTTGCAATACTATGGAGACCGAGGGAAAGATCGAGTATGGCAATGTAACGGAAAGCGGTTCCGTAACAAATGACGGTGATGTCTGCGGTTTTGCTATTGATGTAATCGATAAAGATTCCGCAGAACATATCTACTTGAATTACTTCTTCCAGTTCAGCACTATTGTTGCTGCATCTGGAGAATGAGAAAAAGGAGGAATAAATCATGCTGAATAAAAGCGCAGCTACTGATGCCAGACATAGTAGATCAGGCAAAGATGCCATGATCTACGATGCTTCCGGCAATCCATTTGCTCAGGTGGAAAGTTTTACCACAAACGGATCATTTAACAACTACAAATACGCACCCATTGGCCAGAACAGAGAGCTTGAGGTAAATGGTACTGTAGGCGTTAAGGTAAATATCTCAGAAATTGTTGTAAAGGATGGAGATCTGTTCAACACAGTAATCAACGCCATTGCAAATGGCGAATCTCCGGTACTGATGTTTACTGGTGTGATTGAGGGAAGAAATGGTTCCCAGGAACGCGTAACTTACAGAGAGTGCATTCTTTCTGGGGACAGCGACATCCAGAATGTATCTACTGGTGATGTGCTGAAAAGATCTTTCGCCCTGCATTGCAATGGCAAGGTCGAAAATAAGAGCAAGCTGACTATCTGATTTTATCACTTTGGATGGAGGGCGGGGAATCCGCCCTCTAGTATTTTAACAGGAGGAAATAACATGGCAAATAAAGATTTTATGGATCCGGAATTAACAGAGGAAGAGAAGAAAGAAATGATTCTTGAAAATGAAGATGATTATCTGGAAGGAATGCTGGCCGCAGCAGAAGATGTGGCGGAAGATACCCAGAAGATTGACATTATCCGTAAAGGACATAAATATTTTTCCTTCAGGATTCATTCTCTCCCGGATGAAATGCTGAGAGATATTAGAAAGAAATATACTAAGTATGCTAAGAACCGTCGCCAGGGTATTCGTGTTGCAGAAGAATTGGATACTCCTAAATACAGAGCTTCCTTGATCTACAATTCTACCGTCGGAACTGATGGGAATAAGATTTGGGATAATCCTGTTGTAAAGAAAGGATTGGAGCAGAAGGGGATTTGCATTATTAATGCACTTGATGTTATCGAAGCGGTGCTTCTTTCAGGCGAAAAAGATCGTATCATGGATATTATTGATGAATTTAATGGCTTCAATAATGAAGAACTGAAAGCTGAAACTGCAAAAAACTGATCATGGCCGGTGGAAAATCAACACTGCTCCACCACATATTTCAACGCCAAGGTTTATTGCCAAGTGAAGTAATGAGCTTGCCCTCCGGAGAGAGGGCTTTTCTTTTTGCTTCAACCAGGCTGTGGATCGAAGCGAACACGAAAAAGGGGTGACATGATAAATGGGAGAAACAATTAGAATTGAAATCCCCGTATCGGTGAATGACAATACAGACCCCGGCCTATCGAACATCACAAATAAGATGCATTCGCTTGCTAATGTTGCCCAGAAAGTAAGCCGAATCATGTCCTCTGGATTTAAAACTCGTGGAATTGAACAGTCAGCTGAAAAATTAGACAGAACACTTGGTCGTGAACATTCCATTGAGATTGCGGCAAATGATAATGCCAGTCCTGTTCTTTCGGGAGTAGAGGATGCAACCGAAAGATTAGACGGCTTGACAGCGGATATAGAAATAGGCGCAGACAACAATGCAGTTTCAGAAATTGCTGATGTTGAGGATGCAACAGCAGCTCTTGACGGTTCGACCGCTGACGTGGAAGTGGCAGCAGATGATAATGCTACAGGGGTTGTAAATGATGTAGAAGATTCCTTGGCTGTATTAAATGGAAACGAAGCTGTTGTGGAGCTCACTGCGGATGATAATGCTACTATGCCGATTATGGATGTGGAGGATGCATTGGCCGCCCTAAATGGAGAAGTGGCTGTGGCGGAGGTGGAAGCTGACGATACAGCCACGCAAATAATTCGGGGTGCAGAGGACGCAGTTGCTTCATTTGACGGAACTTCCGGAATGGCAGAGCTAAGTGCAGATGATAACGCAAGCCCCATTATAGATGATGTGATGGATAAGGCGGAGGCCTGGGATGGAAGTGTATTTACCGCTACTATGAGCGTGGTAAATGCAGTTGCATCTCCAATCGGTGCCATTGCAAATGCGGCAAAGAATCCTATTGCACAGGCGGGCACATTTCTGGGCGTAAGCGCTGGACTGGCAGATACGGTAAATACCTACAAAGGGTTTGAAAGCACGATGTCACAGGTGCAGGCTATTTCCGGCGCCACAGAAAAAGAGTTTGAAGACTTGACAGCCAAAGCCCAGGAGATGGGTGCCACTACGAAGTTTACAGCAACAGAATCAGCTCAAGCCTTTAATTATATGGCAATGGCAGGATGGCAGCCACAACAGATGATAGATGGCATTTCGGGAATTATGAACCTGGCAGCGGCATCAGGGGAGGACCTCGGAACAACTTCTGATATTGTAACAGATGCACTCACTGCATTCGGTTTGAAAGCAAGCGATTCGGGACATTTTGCAGATGTGTTGGCACAGGCAAGTGCTAATGCCAATACAAATGTAGGCATGCTTGGCGAGTCTTTCAAGTATGTAGCTCCTGTCGCAGGCGCAATGAACTACAGTGTAGAGGATACCTCCTTGGCACTGGGCCTCATGGCTAATAGCTCTATTAAAGGATCAATGGCAGGTACGGCATTAAAAACTTCTCTAGCGAATATGGCAGCACCTACTGATAAAATGGCGGAAGCCATGGAACAGTATGGAATCAGCCTGACAGACAGTTCTGGAAATATGAAGACGCTAAAAGGCGTCATGGATAATTTGAGGAGCAGTCTTGGCGGTCTTTCAGAGACGGAGCAGACAGCTGCAGCCAGTAC